GGCATTTTAGCCCATCCATGAATGTTGGCTACCATAATTTAAGTTTAGCCTTGGCCTTTTAGCTTGTCTAGGCTCATTGACCATCAATCCTATGTACCTAAACGCATCTGCACCGTGTGAATAATTGTCGTGCAAAGGCGTTCTGCTAAATTGCTTGGTGTCTGGGTCAACATCGTATCTGTAATGTCTAAGGCATTGCAAGCCCTCGTGACAGTTTTCCCTGTCAAACCAGCAATTTATAAATATAGTTCTTGCAGCGTTAATTGAATCCAATATGGGCGTTTTTGGAATAATCTTGGTTTTATATCCCGCAGCCCTGACGATTTCCTCAATGCTTCTGCCATTAGCCGCCAAGGTTTTGTTCTCAGCATCATGGGGAAGCCACAGCGTGTCGTAAATATAACCAAACGTCTGCATCTTAGCCAGATAGTCGCTCATGGTCTGCTGATTGCCTTCCATGTACCGAATAAGCCGTGTTTCCATGCCTATAAACTGCAAAAACCATATAGCCGTGGCATCAGACCACCCAAGGTCAAAAATGGCGTGTACGGGCTTTGTAGGGTCATAGTTGACCTTTGTAATCCGTCCGTCTAGTTCTGCCATCTGCATTTCTTTGGCAAAGATAGCGCCATCTACCGTCTGTCTGCATAAACCTTCCCAAACCACGTTGTAAGCCTGTGGATCACGGAATTTCAGCGCATCTTTCTCTAGTTTCAGCGTATCAGGAAACCAAGGATTGTCAGACCAGTTGATCTTCTGAACTATGCAGTCTTCTGGCGGATTTAATACAAACCTTTGGTAAGTCTCATCTGTCTCTAACTCAGGGTTGAACGTGATCCAAATCTCTGACTTTTCCTTACGAATCGTTGGGATCAATACATTCCATGACATACGACTGGTTGTTTGCGCTTCCTCAACCCAACAAATATCCACACCCTCGTAAGACTTGACGTTTGCCACGTTGTTTTTTAAACCTACAAAACTGAATTCAGAGCCGTTTTTGCCTTTAATGCTGTTCTGAGTTATCTCATAGAAAGAAATAAGCCCTAAAGCCACGATTTGATCGCAGAGCAGCTTGTGAACAGAGTCTCTGATAGATGTTTGGAATTCACGGGCGCAAAGCACACGTAATGGGTTTTGTGCTGCCTTAATCAATAACGCTCTTGCTACACCCCATGACTTTGCACCGCCTCGACCACCGTATAAAACTTTATATCGTGATGGTTTGAACAGGCACTCTAGCTTGAGTGGAAACTCAGCCTTTGCAATAGCTTGGGCAACTTCACTCACTTGGCTTCACAAACGACACTTGGATGCCTGAAAGCAAAGGTGCGCCATCTGCGCCTGTAATTTCTTGCTTTACTTGCTCACGGTACTTCTTGGGGAATCGTGCAGCCATAGAACGTGACCAGATCGTTGCGTTGATCTTGTCGCTTTCTTTGTTCTCAATCATATGAGTTTGTGCAATATCTTCCCACCATTGCAGCTCAAATTCCTTTGCCAAGTCCAAGGCGTGTAAAAATTCTGGATTTTCGTCACGCCAGTTGTACAAAGTTTTAGTTCCAACGCCCAAAATAGCACCAATTGCCTCAACGCTTTTACCGATTTTGCCCAAGGCTATCACTTCCTCACAATACTCAGGCTTGTAAAGAGATGGTCTACCAACAGGGCGTTTCTCGGTTGTATCAGTCATTCTGTGATTTTACGGGTTTGTCAAGTTGACGCAACCATGCTTCATTCTCGGCAATAGCGCCAGAAATAGCATGGAAGTTGGCAAGCATTTGCTCTTTTTGCTTTTCAAGTTCAGCTATACGTCTTTCTAGTTGCTCTTTCATTTCTTCTTGTCCTTTTTAGCGGCTTCACGCTTTTCAGAATAAGCAATGGCAACGGCTTGCTTGACAGGTTTGCCAGCTTTAACTTCGGCTTTGATATTCTTTTTGAACGCTTCAGGGGACTTGGATTTGATCAAGGGCATTATTCTTCCTCCATTACAAAACAAACATCTTGCCAACTCATTTTGAGTAGGCGCTCGTCATTGTGCTTGATTTCCTCAAACTTGAGGTATTCATTTTTGTAATCTTTGGCAAATGTACCAAATGTGATTTTGTCGCCAACATTTAAGCCTTCTGCCTGTGCGTCTGGGCCAACCGCTATGACTGTCCCACGGCTGTCAGCTTCTGCTGACTGGACGTAAATGGTGCTTTGAATGCGCTTTTCGGGACGCACAAGTATTTTGTCTCTCAAGGGCTGCAAAATCATTCTGCCACCTTTGCGGGTCTGCCGCGCTTTTTAGGAGAAAAAGCACCCGCCTCTAAGACGGGTGAAATCTCAACGGCAACTACAGTTTGAGAATACTCACCGCACCACTCAGTTGTGTGGCGGTTTTGATATGTGGGGTAGCGTCTGCATTGCCCCATTTGACCTATATCGTTAAAGTAACGACAAGCCTTACAATTCTCTTTAAGCATGACAACCTTTCTTTGTTGTGCCTAGAAGCCCATTGAGTCCTGCATGACTCTTTGGGTTTCGCTTTTTAGCGGTACTCTGAACGGGTCTTAGTGTAGCAAATACCGTCAGTTTTGCCTGTGTTGTACAACTTATTGTCGCCAGTCTTGTCTTCCATGCCCATAGCGACACCGCCACGGGTTTTTTCCATGCGCTCGCCTGAACGGTCAGAAGATGTAGCACCTTTTGGAGCCATAGCGCCAGTTGTGCTCTTAGCCATTGTTGTGTCCATTTTACCCATGATGTTTCCTTGCAAAGAATTTATGGTTTTGACTTTATGCGCAATGTGGCACAATGTCAATCACCATTTTAACAGGAATTTATCATGGCTACCAACTTTAAAATTGCCGAAATGAAACGCCAATCTACACCTGGCGGTCATTATGAAAAAGAATCTGAGCATCGCATGGAGATTCGCAGAATCGGTGCTTTGGAAAAAGAATTGAAAAAGCATGAGTCCGAAAGCGCTGAAAAGGCTCACGGGCAAAAGTCTGCACCTTTACCCAATATGCGTTCATATTGATGGTTTTGGCACTTCGGTAGGCCATCTGTCTCCAAGTGCCTCAATTGTAGCTTTGTGGGCTTTTAACCACATATCTTTGCGCTCATCTTTAGATAGATGCGCACCTTGGTCTATTTCGTAATGGCAAGCAAGGCAAAGGGCAGCTACTAAGTTGTCGTCTGCCTTGATTCCTTTACCCTTACCACCACCCCAATTACTGTGAGCCGCTTGGACGCCATTGTCCATGCCACAGCTTTGACAAGAGAGAGCCGCCACTAGTTTCAGTAGCTTCTGGCTTCTCACATATTTGTGCTTCAGATATTGCATATTCTTTGGTTAAAAATTTATGTCCGTTTATGCAGATGCGTCTGCGGCTGACAAATTCTGGCGTTGATCGTGTATCTAAAACTTTTAAGTTTTCAGAATTACAGCGGGGACACATCATAATTTACTCCGTTGTTTTTACGCCTAAGCGCTCGCTTGCTTGCTCTGAACGCCATATATCTGACTTCATCTGGGCAGCCGCTAGCTTCCATTTTAAAAGTTCTTCTTGCTCGATTGCCGCAGCCAGTCCTTGCAACAGTTCTTGGTATTCAGGGTGCGCATAAGCCTCACGCTCTTGTGCCGCGGCTGAGTCAAACCCTTTTGTCAACGCATCTTTCATGAGCAAGGCTTTCTTAGTCTTGCGGTATTCCTCAAGGTAAATCCGTTGCGATTTAGCAACAGCAAACTTTGGGGCTTGCTCAAGGATAAATTCAATAGCTTTGTAAGGCGCTTTCATTTAATCTCCACAGAAACAAGCAATTGTTTCCTCATTAGAATCAAACATATCCTTTTGTTCTGCTGAAAATTTAATCATTGAAGCATACGATGGGCGGTCAGAACGAAAAACCGCACCGCTTGGCTTGGATGCCAATGCCAATGCCTCCATTTTCGCCCACCAAACTGCCCGTTCTGGCTTTTCTGCAATTAAAGATAAAACTTGTGAACCGCCTTTTAAAAAGCAAAGGTCACAATTCCCGTGATAAGTAACCCCATTGATGTTGGGCAGTTCTAAGTCAAATGGCTGGTTACGCCAAAAAGCACCAACAGTTTCTTTAGTTACGCCATCAGCAACCAAAGGAATTCGTGATTTATCCTTAATTTTTGCTGCCCTTCGTTGTTCATCAGCCCTCATGCCGACCCAATCCATAGATTCATTGTGATCCCAACCTAAAGATTTAAGATATTTGTGAATCGTGCGGATTTTGAGTTCTGCTGTGCAAAATCTTGTGACTGGATTAGGCAAATATTGCCTTTTACGAATAAGTGCCTCAAACGGCTCACCATTACGGCTAGCTGTCTCAAAAGTTACCCTTTCAAACGCTAAGTCGGCATTTCGGTATTCAACCCAATGAATTTCAACTTTCCATTGTTTTGAGCATTCTTCTACAAATCTCAAAGTTGCCTCATCTTCCTTGCCAGTATTAGCAAAACACACAATTGCTTCATCTGGCAGGCTCATGTCGTGAGCCTCTAAAACCTTGTAAAGCATATAAGCTGAAGTTCTGCCTCCAGAAAAACTTATGCAAGTCGGCTCAATAATTTTGTAAGGATTGCTCATTTGACCACTCCGATCATGCGTAAAGCCGCTTCAGGGCTGTCGATTCGTGCCAAGGTACTTCCAGACCAATTTTCAAAAAAATCGGCTTGTAGCTTTGTTAAACGCTTTTTAGAGTCCGTTTTGATCTCCACAAGAAAGCTGTGACCTTTGTAGCCCACCAAAAGGTCAACAGGCAAACCAATAATCCACACATAAGCGCCAGCGGCTCTCAATGCGCTTACTATGGCATCTTGGTTTGCGTCAACCCTTGCTGCGTATCTCATGATGTTCCCCATTGATTTGCCATAGCGCTTGCTATACCCTCAAATGTTTTTGCTCTATTTTTTTGTCTATCTTTGCCACCAGCATTAAACCAATTACCAACAACTTTTGTGCTTTCTTGCGTTTGTACATACATTGTTGCCATTAAAGGAGGTAAATTCTTTAACCAAAGACAGGTTTTCTTTTGAAAGGGATGTCCAAATTCATAAGGTTGAATTACTTGATGATATTTTGGCAATCGAAATATTGTTGATGGAACGGGGTTTTCTATACAAATTTTTGGAATATTGCATGACAAAAGATTCATGAAAAATTCTTTTGCTTCTAAACCAAGTTCATATCTTTCTTGATTTAAAAACTTTTTGGGAAACAAATGCCTTGCGCCAGCATTTGACAAATAAGTGCATGGTGGATGCGCAATCATTAAATCCCAACCCTGGTCAATAACGTCAAACACATTTCCTTGGTAATGTGGGCCAGGCTCATCAGTAGGCAATAAATCGCAAGACATAGCATCATGTCCCAACGCTATAAATGCGTCTCGTACACGACCAGAATATTCACAAGCTATTAAAACTTTCATTTGATCGTATTTTTAATTTTGTTCATGCGTTGTCTCAAATCCAAAGTAGCGGACTCGCCTCTGATTTTTTGCAAGTCCAGCAACACTCCTTGCCACCAGAGCAACGCTTTGTTCGAGCCAATTGTCAATTTCTTCTGTTTGTACCGCCTTGTCCACTCTTGGGCTTCGCAGTTCTTGAAGTGTTCCAATTCTTTCGGTGTCATCTGTAGGCCAATGAAAATTCATTAAAAAACATCCTTCTCGTCATACCATTGCGCAACAGTTTTTTCTTTTAGTTCTGGCAACGGTTTGGCTTTTGGTTTTGATCCTGTATTCCATTGATGGAATGAGCATTTTGGGCTGTCAAT